GTCGGTGCAATAATCTATCTTGAGACTACCACTTTCCGCCTCCCACTTCGTGAATGATGGAGGTGTGACGGAGCACACCTCCTCAATTTCAAGTTTAGGCATCGTTACACGATGTAATAGAGCGAGACAGGCACACAACTGAAACTGTTGCACATGAAGTTGTAGCCGAAGAAACCGTAGCTGCCGCAAGCGATCCAAGCGCCGTAGGTGCCGTACCGAAGGCAACTCCATAGGTAGGAGCCGTTAGAGATAGCAGAGCCGCCAATCTTATACAAACCTTCATTGAGAGGATCTGCTGTGCGACTACCGCTTGTTCCATACTTCAAACCATCAAGAATGTGGTACACATCCTCTGTCGTTGGATTATACCAGTTGCCTTGCGGAATGCAGGTAGTTGCTATCTGGTAGCAATAGTACGCTCCCTTGCACATAGGTGTAGGTGTAGTAACCTTGCTGCTTGTGAACATCATAGACGCAAGCACCTTGGTGCGCTCCAGACCGTTCTTCATGCCCATATTGCCGTAGTCGGTTGGTACGAGTGGTCGCTGTGCCTCCAGATAGCGCATCCAGCCTTCCTCACCCTCTCCGTAGAAGTCGCGCAGTATCTTGCACTTGTCGCCATCACGGTATGTGCTTGTGCCAAGATATGCTGGCAGACAGACAGGATAACCAGTCTTGATGTTGGTAAGTACCGATGTAGGGTTGTAAGTACCATTGTTCTGGTCGCTACGGAAATATGCCGCCATACGAGCCACATTACTGCAAGCTCCTTCGCCGCCATTACCGCCATGCTTTCTGCGCATGTTAGCCACAGCCTGAATCTCAGGCAGCGAACCAGTCAGCGAGAAGCCGTTCTTGGCTGAGTTGTTTGCGCACTGACTGTAGTTAGTGTTGTTGCAATGAATACGCACCTTGTCGCCTACGATGTCGGCATACCAGTCCTGTGCTACGCAATCGGTATCAGCAAGGAAGAAGGCATTGAGCGCATCAACCAAGCCCTGCATGGTCGTAGCGTTGTAACTGATAACCTTGTCAGTGCCTGCCCAGTTGTTGCTTGCAAATCGAAGCGAGAGCGTGCCTGTGCGGTCAGTACCGTCAAGCGTATAGCCACTCAGATACCACCAAGCACGGTTGCAATACTGCTGACTCGCATTCTCCTTATATACGATGAGTACCTCATTGCCAGTGCGGCGTGCCACAACGCCAATTTTCTCATACAGCGAGGTGTTGAGATTGGCATCGGAATACGTTGAGAGTTTGATGAACTTAACACTACCTGTTGAGAGCTCGCCAACAACAATATCACCCTTCTCTGGGTATTTTATAAAAAGATTTTCCATTGTTTAGAAGTTTTTCCAAGTTAAGTTATTATTAGCATCGCTTACGGCAATATATCTGCCGTTGCTCGATGCGGACATATTGATATACTGCTGACCGATAGCTGATGGCTGGCCATTCCATGCGTAGCCCTCACCGGTGACTGGGTTCCAAATCCAGTTGTCAGGAACAACAGCTTCCTGAGGTGTGCCAGCACCGAAGAGGATATGAGGCTGACCGCAAAGCAGAGGAAGCGCGCGATGATCAGGAACAGGCTTTGCGAGTTCGACAATCACATCCTCGACAGCCAACAGGCTTGCCAACTGCTCATCCATCACACTCACACGCTCCGAGAGGATACTGATTCGTTTGGCAAGGTTCGAGAGTTGGGTACAGATACTTGCGGTATAGCCATCACGCACAACCTTCATTGTGAGGTCTGCATCACTCATGTTGAACGATACCGCCACAATGAGACTCTGATCGTTCTGAAAATGGCTCACGAATCGGCAGTAGCCATCCTCAGGAAGCTCTGCGCCAGCATTAAGCACGGTCATCGGCTGATAGGTGCCTACCGAAGTCTTGTACTGGTAAGGCAGGGTGTTTACGATAGCGTGAGTCTGATCGTCCATGATAGTCTCACTGGTAATCTGGCCACTCTCCTCATCCTTGGTGTATGCGTAGGTATAGGAATGTACAGTACCACCGTAGACAGCCCTGGCGGTAGCGATAGTGCCGTCATTGTTGTAGGTATAAGAGTAGTCAATGTTGCGGGTTTCCGACTTCACGATCTTCTCGCTGAAGAGACACACGTCGCCACTTATTGTGCCTACTTTCATCATATACTCATTACCCTTGACGGCCTCGAACTCGGCTATAGCCCAGCCGTTTTTAGAGATTTTCACACCATCCTTCGATACGGCTTTGTCAGTCTCGATAGCCGTGATATGGATGTCTGGTCGTTTTGTGTAATGTCCCCAACGTAAGTCGTTTTCGGAGGTTCTTTTGCCTATACTACTCACGGAAACCATCTTTTCAAAGTCAGCCTTCATCGTTACGCCAGCGTTAGGCACGCCCGGCACGAAAAATTGACCAGGAGTACCGTTGTACTCGTTCAGTTCAGATATCTTCTTTTTTGCCATAACAGTAATTTTTTTTGGTTATCTACGTACTATTTCTTCGTCAGCCTCGGTACAGAGGGTGTCGCCATCCTCGGTGAGGAGCGCATAGTCGCCGTCAACCGCGCGAGTGGCGGAGTCGGGGAAAGCCACAGGCTCCCATCTGGAGAGGTTCATATCGACGGTCACGAGGCCGACAGTCTGAAGAGTCACTTCCATCGGTTACTCCTCCCCTTCTATATACCCGGCACTCTCCACGTCGCCGATGACGGATATCCTCACGCGGACATCGGCAGGGGCGTTCACGACGAAGCACATGGCAGGCTCGCCGTCGAGACTGCTGACGAGCGAAGACTTGACCCAAGGCATTTCGTCGTCGATTCGGAAAGAAACCACAGCTCTGCCAGGGGTGACGGCGGTGCGCAGCAGCTGGAAGATCTTCTTGTTGCCATTGGAGGTGTAGCTATAGACGCTGCGACCCTCCATCTTTTCAAATTCGATTCTGTTCATATTGGTGTAAGTTTTTAGAATTCCGATTCCAGTTCGATATCTTCGTCAGCCTCGGTGCAGAGGGTGTCGCCATCCTCGGTGGCCAGCACATAGTGGAAGAGTTCCACACCATATACCTTATGTTCCGGTTCCCAACCGCGAAACATCATGCGAGGGAGGCGGTCGAGGAACTCGAAGTGGAGGTAGGCGCCGTTGGGGTCGGTGACGGCCTTGCCCGAGGTGGCCATGGTCTCGTCGGAGAACTTAGCCCCACGGCGTTCGTTGCCGATGAGGTACCAGTCGCCGTTGACGAGCTGCACGAGGAGGACGAACTCGCAGTTGACGAATCCGCCCATGAAGCCGAGGATCTTCTTTTTGAAGCCAGGGTGAAACACATCCAGTTCCGTCTTCACCAGGCGGGTCTTGTCGGAGCCCACGGGCGAGAACCTGAGCTCTCCGAGGTCTTCGGCGCAGAAAATGGAGGCGAAGACGCAGAGGTTCTTCACATCCACGGCGTGCTGAGTCATGGCAGGGCTGCCGAGGGTCACCACGTCGGCGTAGTCCATTGGCACGGCGGCTAGCAGCGCGTTGACGCGAGCCACATGCTTGCGGGGGATGAAGAGCAGGCGCACCACGCCGCTGATGTTCACCTCGCAGCTGTCGGGCTGTTCGATATCTTCTACGTTGAGGTTGCAGATCATTGTCTTTCGTTGATTACGAGGTCAGAGATAGGCGAAGGGCATACACCCGGACGGGCAGAGCCGCAAAGTGCCACGCTGGCGGTGTCGTTGAGGCGGTGGATAACCTGGTTGACGCGAGAGACGATATCCTGGATGGTGGCGCTCTCGGGCAGATCCTCCACCTGCTCCTTCACCCTTTCCACCTCGGCGCTGTCCACGTTCTGGCGGGTGATGATGTTCTGCATAGTCTCGTAGTTGCGCTGTACGGATGCGTTAACCTCGGCCTCGAATCCAGAGATGCGGGCATCGGTATCATCCTTCAGGGACTCGAAGCGCTCCGACTGTTCACCGAAGCGGAAGTAAGCATCGTCGCGGAACTCATCCAGGCTGTTCGTTGCCTTGTCTATGGCAGAGATAGACTTATCGGCCAAAGCCATGCGATCCTCCACGCGGAGCATGCGGTCCCTGGTTGCCGAGTCGATGTCGAGACGCAGATCCTTCTGCAAGAGACTGCCCACCAGCTCCACGCCGTTGATGCGAGGGCGGTTGGTCAGGACGTTGTAGTCAATGGCACCCGAGGCGAGTTCCTTTCCGAACACGGACTGCAGGCCGTTCACGACAGCGATGAGCTGATTGATCACGGCGAACACGTCGCCCCATTTCATGCCTTCAGTTATGGTAGGTATAGCCATTATCGTATGATGTTAGAGTTAGGGTCAAGATTGTCAACGAACGACACCACCTGTTCGAAGGAGTCGCCCACGGTAGCCGAGATTCCAGAGCGGGAGAGTGATCCGTTGGTGACATTCTCCAGCTGGTTCTCCACGAAACGGTACTGGAACTCCACCCGCACCATGTTGTCCTTCTCGTGGCGCACGAGGAAGGTACCGGGTTCTATGGTGATGCGGAGCCAGGCCGAGCCGCACAGCATGTAGTGGTACTGCTGAGCGAGACACGAAGCCATACGGCGGGCATCGTAGCGGGAGAGGTAGGGCGTTGTAGCGGTATAAACCTCAAAGGCCTCCGACACGTCGAGATAGCGACGGCGGTCCACGGCCATAGAGTCAGCCTCCACCACCACCTCACGGCGCACGTCAGACACCACCCAAGGGAGCAGCACCCCATATTTCGACTGGAGGAGTAGCGACTGCTGGTCGAACATGTCCGGCACCACCGAGAAGAACCTGTCCCAGGAGCCCGTCGACCCCGATATCCTCACCGAGAAGCACCGACGGTCATCCACTCCGAGCGTCTTAGGACTCAGGTCGAGGCGGTACACCGAGCCGTTGAGAGCCAGGAACTGCTTCGACCCGATCTGTTCGCAATTTTCGTTGTACACATACAGATTCACGCCGCGAGTGGCACCTGTAGCGATGTTCTTGTTGTAGAACATCCCATAGACATAGTATTTCTGCCCGCTGCGCACCACGGAAGCCGCACCAGAGTCCTCACCGAGGATCCAGAACATATCATCCTCACCCAGCAAGCTGTCGTTGGCGCAGAACCAGTCGGGCAGGTTGAGCCGAGCGAAGCGGTCAGCCACCTCACCGCATAGGGCGAAGTGGTAGGACGACTCCGACACCATCGAGTTCACGAGAGGTGCAGGGTTACCCCACACCTCGCCGTAGGAGATGCGGAATTTCACCATGGCATTGGTGAGCAGCTGCCATTGAGCGTCATTCGCCGAAGGGAGATCCGGCTGAGGGATCAGGCCAGCCAGAGTGTCGAGGCGGACCGACACCATGCCGTTGTCGTCAGGATGTAGGAAAGAGTACTCCGAGAGGTAGGTGTGCAGGTTGTTGTAGTCGTTGACCACCACCTCCAGCCGAACAGCGACGGCATAGTTGTCCAGACGCACCTCATCAGCACCTTCGTCACCGGGGACGAGGCCGAAAGACCAGATGCTATCGTCGCGCACCCCGTCGGCGGTGGTGGCAAAGATCTCCACCGAGTGACGGCCTGCAGACTTGCCCTGGAACAACACACTGTTACCACTCAAATTCGTGTCGAATATTTGGGTGATATAGTAATCGCCAGCCAGTCTACTCCTGAGCATAGCCGCAGACGATACCTCGTAGGCTCCCACGGGGTTCGAAGAGACAACCGAGTACACAAGCTCACGGCCATCCACCGACAGCACCACGTGACAGCCCGCTGGAGGAAGGGTGCTAAAGTTGAAGCCCCCAACACACACACGTCCCTGAGACACGAGGTCGTTGCACTGCAGACGGTACTCGTTTCGGTTCTTGGCCCAGCAGACAGCATGAGGAGAGGATATGACGGAGATAGACATTGTTCATTCGAATTATGATGCAAAAGTACTACGACATAACAAAAGGAGCAGGGACACTATTTTTTGATACCCATAAAAGTCCTGACCACCTTGTCGCCCTGATGTTCCGCCACGATACTGATGAGGTTGCCCTCCTGCTTGGCGAGCGTACCCGAGAGCCAGTCGCTCATCGAGCGGGACACATGCGAACGAGGAGAGCCGTTGCCCACCCCATATTCACGGAAGATGCCGTGGACGGGGAACTGAAAAGCTACACCAGCCACCTCGCCAGCGTCGCTTTTGAGTTGGAACTGGATATGGTTTTTCAGTTTCCCCTCCCTTTTGCCAGCCTTCGGACCAGAGAGATAGACGCGGTTGCGACGCTTGCCCTTGGAGAAGGCAGAGGCCTTCGCCTTGGCGAGACGTTGCACGGTGCGGCTCCACCCCCCCATCACCTGGTTATACTCAGAGTCAGAGAGCCAGCCACGCTTGCCCGAATAGACATCCTTTACCTGAACTTTCGCCATACCTTTACAGCAACATATACCAAGACACAGAGCCACATAACAAGACCAAGCTTACCGAAAGCCATCAACAGCTGCTGCCATTGAGACAGTTCTGCCGGCACCTCCACTTCCCTATCCACCAATACAGGATAAGGGATAGAATCGACTACCGTGTCATGCACGGCGCGGTTACGATACACCAGGCGGTCGATGGAGTCGTGAACGAATACGGTGTCATTCTTGCCCAAGACAGAGTGCCACCTATCCACGACCACCGAATCCACCCTTATCTCAGTATGGATATCCTTATTTACGCCCGACACCACGGGAGGTGCTGCCGTCATACGGCTGCACCCCACAAGCAGGACGAGGCAAGAAAGAACATAGAGCATCCTCAACTTCATAGACCGAGATCCTTTCTCGAAATAAGAGGATAGACAGTAGTTCCTTTCACATTCTTACGAATCTCGCCACGCTGCTTGCCATCGTAGGCGTAGCTCACATGGATCCATTGAGGGAGAAGGTCATCCTTCCCCACGTGTTCGAAGATTGCCTGGTCGAATGCACCGAGTTCCACGACAGCCTTACCCAGCTCGAAGATAGCGGCAGGGCCGCCAGCCACCACGATGTCGACAGCTTCGCCTTTCATGTGTTGAGAAGACTTACTGGAGCCAGGCGTTGACTTGTTCACAGCCTCACAGCGGAAGCCAGAAGTCACCGTGATAGGTTTCCCGATTTTCTCGCGTAGCGGATCCAGAACCTTTTTAACCAAGTTTTCAAGAGCCAATTCCTGAGCCTTAGAAGCACCATTCCAGATTCGGCGCTCGATAGCCGTATTGCTCTTAATCAATTCCGAGATAGTGAAATACTTCATAGAGTAACCTTTTGACCGTTAAACATTCTGAAATTGTCAATGCAGACAGCTGTGACATGTCCGATGGCGTTACCCGCCTCATCGCATTGCTGGATGCCCCTCATCCTATTCTTCTTCATGTCGAATTTAAGTCCCGACAGGCAGGCGTGAGGGAAATAGACCAATTCACCGCGTGAGGTGTAGAACTCCACCGAGAAAGTCACCTTTTTTCCATACTGGTCCTCTCGGATTTCCATTTCGCGGAGCGCATCAGCGCGAGCGATTCTTTTTTCTGAATTTTCCATGGTGCAAAGATACAAAGAAAGGCAGAGAGAGCGAGGGACACAGACCAATCCTATTCGCCACTAACAAAAGCGGTGATTTCAAGGTCAGGCGCACAACACCCTGAAAAACCAGACAAAAAACCTAACAGGGACACAGTTTACAGCGTCTCGACTCGGGGCTCGCCCTACCGAGCGATGTGCGCACGAGAGGTTTTAAGCACCGAAATGTGATGGTCACCCCCACGCACGACGATGGCGTGAGCGCACGCCGTCCACGCTCCGCAGTCCACCATTTTCAGTCCATCGATGCGGTCTTGATCGCATAAAAGATGGATGGAAGATGGCGGACGAAGGAGCACCGTCCACCCAGGAGTGTGTGGAGCCCGTCCACACTCTCCTTATCCACAGCGAACAGTGTGTTCGGAATGGCACTGCCGTCCACAAAGGACAGCAATACCAATCCGAATACTCTGTGAGCGAGACTAAAGAGCGTGGCCACGAGCGACGGCAAACACTCAAACCACAAGGCGAGTGTGCGACAGCGGACGTGGGCCACCCCGAAGGGACAGGCGCACATTCGATGGCACACTCTCGCCCACCCACCGCCGGAATATGGAGGGAGGTTGCAGGAGGGAGGCGCAACATCCAAGGCTGAACCGCTGTGCCGGACTTGTGTGGAGAGAGGTACAGCCATGGACGTGGAGACGAACGAAGCAGCAGCCCTCGATATGGAGGCGACCCTCTTCTATGCGATAGGGATAGGAGCAATGTTACTCCTCCGTCTTGCCGGAGGAGTTAAGGCGTATAGCCCGACCCGATAGGGAATCGCCCAAATCAAAAGCTATTTCATATTAGTGAAATCCTCACCATCGTCGCGAATGAAGTTGCCGTATTTTATCCAGATGAGTTTATCGACGGCGTCGGAGAAGTGTGTAGCCTCTTCAGGTAGGACACCCGAGTTCTGACGTTCGGAAGACTTGTCCTTTTCGGTCTTGCCAGCTACTGTCTTCACCTTGGCGTTGTTCATGCTGATAAGGGTGTAGCGGCACTTGTCGCCATTGATGCGGAAGCGAGGCATGTTGTGTTCGTACTCCGAGAGGATCCTACCCCAGAGGAGATACTTGTCGGACTGAGGAGGTTCCATGCCCGGGTGTTCCTGTTCCGAGACCGTCCACCCGTGGCGTTCCAGCTCGGCGATGGCCATGTCGTTAAAGGTGGAGGAGTTGGTGACGTTCGGGTTGCGATGGTCGCCGTACTTATCCTTGAAGAAGATGACCTCGCGGCAGCTGTGACGTTCATAGTAGCGGCAGAACTGGCCGATGAGGTCGGTGATCAGTGCATTTTCGCGGCCGTCGGGCTTGGCGAAGAACTCGTTGATCATGGTCTGACAACCTTGTTCAGATACGGTCTGGTGGACGAAGTCCCAGAAGCGCAGCTGCTGAACCGTCATGACGCATATAGAGGAGCCCCAGTCGAAAGAGAGCTCCAACGGGCTGTTGGTGTCGCAGTCGCGGTCGAAGACGGAAGACTTGAACGTGTCATCCTTTACGTCGAGCGACAGGCGCAGCGCTTCGTCCACGACGCGGTCGTTGTCGTAGAAGTTGTAATAGATATGCTTAGATTCCTGGAGGGAATAGAAGCAGTCCTCCACCTTGTCGTAATACATATTCATGATTTCGGTAGAGAATACGAGCGACGGTAGGAGCCTGCGGTTCTTGATGAGATACTCGAAGCCGAGCATCTCAAGGTTGTCGAAGGCGTTGCTGACAGTAAAGAGGACACCTTCTTTGCTTACGAAAGGAGTGATCTGGCGACGCAGTCGCTGGATTTCGTTCATCTGACGTTGGAACTGATGGAGCAGATCCGAAGCGTCGTTGGTGCGGTCGTGAGCCTTGGCCGACTTGTATTCCTGGACCACCGAAAGGATGTCCATCTGCTGAGCCACGATACGATTCCATATCTCCCAGAGGCGAATGCCCCTCTCTTGCTTGTAGTACTCCGCATATTCGAGCACCCACCGCCCTTCCTTGTTCACCGGCATGGAGGTGGAGAACTTGAAGCCGTGGTGGATGTTCACCGGTTTGGCTGATTTACGGCCAAAGAACTCGAGGTTGCCACGGTTGGTTGGAGAGACCTCGTTGTTGTACTGCTCGCGGTCGAGCAACAGCGCCTCGTCGGCGATTTCGAAGTCCACGTTTGCGCCTCGGCCGCTTCCCGGTTCAGACTGCGATATCATAGCGATGCGAGTGCCGTTCGAGAAGGATATCACGTTGTCGAACTTGTTGAGCATCTCGTAGCTGTCGCGGAAGCCAGCCGGCGGACGTTTGCCGACCACATAGTTGACATCTTTCTGGTAGCCGATCTGATTCAGGAGTTTCAGGGAGGAAGGCAGCGTGCGGGTGAGCAGCTGTCCGTAGGTCTTGCCCGTGAGAGCGATAACCGAGCCCGGCATGGTGCGCACAATCTGATCGATCTTAAACCCTATATCGAAAGACTTACCCGTACCACGACCCTCGACGGATACCTCGTTGGCGGCGCGGAGGAGTAGTTTAGGTAGCTGAGCCCTGTTGCCGTATAGATTAATGTTGCCCATCAGCTGTCAAGTAGTTCTATTGCCTCAGCCTCCTCGATGTCGCCTTGAAGCGCAGCCATCATATCGTTACGCACGTCCACAGGCAGCGCTTCCAGGATCTTTTCCGATAGGTTGACTACACGTCCGTTGATGTTGACCTGGATAAAGAGATTGTTCGACTCCATGATGCGAGGGTCGATTTTCTGTTCCGGCATGTGTTCAAGGTATTTTTGCATGGTGGCGAGGTTTTTGGATCTTACGGATTCGGAGGCGTTGGGGTCCGATATTTCCGAGAGCAGTCGGTCGAGGAAGAAAGTCTCGAGGAACTCACGCTTCACGTCCACATAGGAAGCCCAGTTGGCGCGAGCGAAGTCCACGTACTTAGCTGCAGTATTGTAGGCGCACTTGTTGGTGACCATGAACTGGCGGATGCAGACGTTGCGCTGAGGGTATTTCTTCAGGAGGCCGTAAGCTTCGAGACACTTGTCCACCATCTCCTGCTGTTCCTGGCTGAGAGATACAGACGCACCCGAGTGGATGTACTGCTTCACCACCTCGAAGTTGGCCTCAGTTATTTTTTCTAAGGAGTGGCTCATTGTATAAGTTCGCGATGCGCAAGGTCGGCGCGTTTGAAGAATTCAATCATTGTTTCGATAGCAGGGGTGCTGCCGTTCTTAGCCGATTCGAGTACCTGCTGACGGATTTCCAGTTCCGACTGTAGGCGCCCTTGGATCCATGACTCAAAGATGCGTCCATCTTCCGCAAGGAACTGCTTAGCCACGTCGGAGATTTTGAGACCGCAATTGTAGGCCACCTCCTTGTAGGTGAGGCCTACGCGACCGCAGATAACGATTTCCTCGTAATCTTTATCGGTTAGATCTTCTATTGTTTTAGCCATTGTATATACCAACTATAAATATTACAGATTTGTCGGGGAAGAGACGACCAGTAGCCCTGATGGTAGAGCCCGTGGTGATGATATCGTCCATGACGATGACCACAGGTTCCTCGATGCGAGCGTGGAGCTCGAACACAGGGTCGATGCGAGAGCGAGACTCTGTAGATACAGCGTCCTGGTAGTAGTGCAGCTGCAGACGCTTAGCCACCTCGAGTGCGACGGACTCGGCGAAGTTCTTGGTTTTATGGCGACGCTTAGGCGGTGTTACCAGCGCATAAGTGTCGCGCATACCTTTGCCTATGAGTTTTTCAATTATCTTGCAGAGGCTGTCGGCGAAGCGGTTCACGTTATAGAAGTCGGACTTGATCTGCGAGAGCTCGTAGCCTTCTTCCGTTTTCTGGAAGGCCGATATCAGCGACATGTCCGATCGCTGGTGGTACTTGATGCGCTCCTGCAGATCGCAGCGAGGTACGACGTAGGTTGCACCCTGATGCCAAGCAGCCCTTGTGGGTTGCGTGTTGTCATTGGACTGTTCGATGCCGAGCGACTCCACCTGTTCAGCCAAGTCCACGAACTCCTCCACGGCCACATCGTCCAGGCGTTGGATCTCCTGACGATGCCGGAGGAGTTCCTCATCAGCGTTGAACTGACGTTCGATGATGCTGTTGTCCGCCTCGAAGATGTGTGGTACCGATGCGATGGAACCGCGTTCCGGCTGCGGGTTGGTGGTGAAGTTCAGCGAGCCATAGATAGAGACCTTCCAGTCGTCGTTGGCTACTGTGCAGACCTTGGCGTGCACAGGAGCGATGACGACTGGCCAATTTGCCTGAATGACCTGAAGCGGTTCAGGGTTACGGACTTTTACGCGTGGGTCGATCCAGATGCGAAAAGAGCGTAGAAGACCTTGTTTGCGAAGCGAAAGGAGGTCTTCTACGGCTCGCATGGAGATTGCCCACGTGCAGGCCGACACGTCGGCCGGACCCGTCTGAGCGAGCACATAGCGTAGGACGTGGTGCATTGCATAGCGACCGAAAGTCCAGAAGTTGACGATGTGGTTCTGCTGCAGAGTGCCGACATGAGCCCGCAGGATATCGTAGGGTTCGCCGATGCAAGACAGCGACACGTCGTTGGCATCCAACGACGAGTAAGGGCTGTCGCAGTGACGAGCGTTGCGGACTGCGATGCTTTTTGTCTGAGCAGAGAAGTCAAGCATTCCCATCGAGGCCACGTTTAGAGAATTCGGCGTTGAGCTGGACGAGTTCTGCTGTTCTACCAGCGAGTCGAGCCTTAATTTTGTCGCGATTAGGGCAGTCGGGCATAGGGTTTTCCGTGGCGGGCTTGCCGTCCACGATAGCCGTATCCCTCTGATATTTCAACTGGTTGTTGCACCTTGTGATGCAAGCCTTAGCAGCCTTGATGCGTTTAGCCAGTTCGAGGCCAGACAGCTTATCAATGTCCACGACAGCCACCTCGGGAGAATCGTTCTTGAAGTTGATTACATCCAGCAGCTGCTGTTCATCGATTTCGCCGGAGAAGAACATTTCCTTGGATTCAAAGACCTCATTATATCTAACGATGAGAGGTTTTCTTTCCTCGAGGATGTCGCGACGGCGAGTCATAGAGATTTCATCGTTAGCGACACCGATATCGAAGAGGTCGTTATGGAGACGAGAAATCTCCGTGCGAAGTTCCTGTACAATTCTCTTAGCGATTCCAGCAGCAGAATCCTTATAGCGGCCGTCCTCATTGACATCAGAGGGAGCAGGTCCGTTGTTTTGCTGGTCAGATGGTACGGTTGTTTCCTCCTTTGATGACGGCGGGAGGTTTTCTGCGATTTTTTTGAGATTGTATGCCAGTTCGTTCATCGCGAAGCGAGGCGAACGGTTGCGGAACATGTGGACGATACGAGGACGAGCGCCAGCCTTTTCGAGCAGGATGATGCCTTCGAGGTAGTCCTTATCGGCGGCGTTAAGCCACTTCTCAATGGTGTTTTTCATACTGCAAAAGTACAAATACACCCAAAAAGAGCCGTGGACGCACGAAAAAAAACTTTTTCGAGAGCCATGACACCTATTTCTGCCGTAATATATGTAACATTTGTGAGATAACTGAAAATCAAGGTAGTAGTATGTTACATGCTATGTTACGAGTATTACAAATTATTACAAATTCTGCCTTTTGGGGTCTTCCAAGTTGCTGATGAGTGAAAAATGTTACGAATTGTTACGTACTCGTAACATATTTGTAATATGATAAAATATTATAAATCAACAACCTTGCAAATGTTACGAATATTACGTACTTTTTCAGTCGTATGAGAATGAAAATTTTTTCGCCTGAAAATTCCATTGCCTTAGGGCATAAAAAAACCCCCGGCGGTGGTGCCGAGGGCGTGAGATGGGTAGTGTGAGAGGGAGCGTTACTCGCTGGCGGAAGCGAGGAGAGGGAGACCTTTGGTGGTGTCCTCGGGGTCCCATCCGTCGTAGAAGATCTGAGGAGCGGGGGTGTTCCACTCGAAGTGGAGGGTGGCGCCGTTGGGGTCGGTGGCAGCCTTGCCGGAGGTTGCTTCGGCGCTGTCGGCGATCTTGCAACCGCGGCGCATGTCGCCGAGGAGGTGCTGCTCGTCGTTGTTGAGGGATGCCACGACGAAGAGCTCCTCGTTGATGTGGGAGCCGAGGAAGCCGAGGATCTTCTTTTTGAATGAGGGGTGGAATACCTCGAGCTCAGCTTTGAGGGAGCGTGAGCCGGCAGGGCCCTGGAGTGTGTACTTGAGCTCGCCGAGGTCTTCGGCGCAGTACATCTTGGCGAAGCCTTTGTTGGTAGGGCAGGTGAAGGCCTTGCCCTCCATGGCTGCGGAGCCGATGGTGACCTTGTCGGTGTAGGTGGCTGCAGAGGCGGCGCGGGTGGCGTTGATGGCCGTCACGTCCTTCTTGCGGATGAAGTAGAGTGTGTTGACACCCGACATGTTGTTCTCGCAGCTCTCAGCCTGCGAGAGGTTTTCGATAGAGATATTGCAGTTGTTAGCCATAAATTATCCTCCTTTGGTTAAATGTTAGAGCCTTCGTCTTGAGTGGCGGTCTGTTCGGCCACGGTCTCGTCGGCCACGGTCTCTTCGGAAGTCCATACGAGTTGATTTACGCCGAATCCGAGGGCCTCCCACCAGTCCATAAGCACCTTGACCATGCGGTCTTGCTTCTGGAGGTCGATGTTGGTGAGGTTGGAGTTGCGCTTGGTGACGTGGATGATGTTCTCGGGGAGGGTGGCGAAGATGTCGGTGGTGCCGATCATCGAAGGCACGCCCTTGACGATGTGGTTGGTGAAGTCGATGCGGGTTCCGAACTGGGAGTCGGAGGTAGCATCGTAGAGAGCGGAGTTGCGCTTGCCCTTGCGGTAGGCGCGCTCGAACTCGGGAGCGACGAAGATGACGATGTTCTTGTTGATGAACTGGCTTGCGATGCCTTCGGAGAAGTTCTCGATCTGCTCGAAGGCCTCGGTGGCGTTGAGCTTGCCGATGTTATTGATGGTGTGGATGGGGTAATTGGTGTCAGTTGCGCCGTCTTTGAGGAGCTTTTTGAAGCCGTCGAAAACGGAAGAGCTGTCGCCGGCCTGACCTTCGGTGGGAGCATTGTACACGCCTTTGTAGATGGCGTCGAGTTCCTTGTCCTGTGCGATCTGCTGGGCGTAGTACACCTCGAAGAGCCATTTCACGATAGGCCAGTCCTCGATGTTGCGGGAGCTGTCGCCTGCGAAGAAGCCCATCCAGGTTTCCTCGATGTCGTGAGGGAACATCTGGTCGTCCATCTTGAGCTGTCGGAGCTGGATGGGGTTGGGATGGAAGTCCACGCCGCCCTTGGCGGTGAACTGCTTCTGGTACTGCTGGAGCACCTTCTGGAACATGGGGTTGGCCATCTGATAGATGGTCTCGTCGGTTTTGATGTGGCGGATGCCGGGTACTGCCAGCGTCTCGGTGGCGATGGTGGGCACGGAGAGGAGGCGGGAACGGTTCTGGGTTCCCTTCAGGTAGAACTTGCCGTACTCCTGGATGATTTGTTCAAGTGTGAGCATGATAATTGAATTTATTAAGTGAATTACTTGCCGAGTTCAGCCTTGGCGTTCTTGTAGAAGTCGTCGTTGGCCATGTAGTCCTGGAATTCGTCCTTGGGGTCATTTCCGAGGGGTTCCACGGTATGAGCAGGTTTCTGGTCGATGAGTTTCTGGAGCTCGTCGATCTTGGCCTGGAGTTCGTCGGCCTTGGCCTGGGCGGCGTTGGCTTTGTTGACGGCCTCGTCCTTGGCCTTGACGGCCTCGTCGATGGCTTTCTTGTTGGATTCAGCCTCGTCGGAGAGCTGCTGGATGTGGTTGTTGATTTTGGAGAGCTGCTCGTCGTCGAGCAGGGCCATGTTGTCCTTGGCTTCCAGTTCCTGGGTGGCGAGGACGGCGCAGATCATAGCGAGCGCCACGATGTTCTTCTTCATGGTGTGATTTTTGAATAGGTTAAACATATTTTGAAAGTTCTTTTTCTGAGATTTGTCCTCGTGGTCGATGGTGTGGGTGATGAAGCCGTATTCCACGGCCTCGTCGGCGGAGAGCCAGATGCCGTTTCCGTTGTTCTCGTTCATGAGCTGCTCGATGCGCTGCTGGTCGGTGCCGGTGACATCGACGTAGAGTTTTACGATCTGCTCGTTGACCTTGCGCTGGGCTTCGAGTTCTGCCTGCAGTTCGTTCTCGTTGCCCCAGGCTCCAGAGGAGCACTTGTGCACGAGGAAGAGTCCGTAGGACGACATGCGGCGGGTGTGACCTGCCATGGCGATGATGGTGGCGGCGGAGGCGCAGAAGCCGTAGCACTCGGTGGTGACCTTGTCGCCCATGGAGCGGAGGATCTCGTAGATGGCGAGTGCGTCGTTGACGTCGCCGCCGTAGGAGTTGATCTTGACGAGCACCTTCTTTCCGGCGCTTGCTATTTCTTTGAGCTGGGCCGACACCGATTCGAAGGTGACGCCCTCAGACCACCAGCTTTCGCCGATGGTGCCGTACACCTCGATGGTGGCAGTCTCGGGTGTCTCGGTGATATTAAAGTAGGGCTTTATCATATTGTTCGTTTTGTTTGCAAAATTAGATAGTTATACTATATACAAGAGGGAGATACTGCGTAGGTGGAGGCATAAAAAAAGCCCGCCCTTTTGGGGCGAGCTACACATGATAGAGAAAATATAAGCTTAAGCGATGATGCGGTTTGCCCGCATCTCGCAGAGAGCTTCGAAGTGGAGGTTGTAGGCGGTGACTCCGTCGGGTTCGCCGTCGTTGGTTTGGGAGAAGGTGAAGGCCAGTGGTGTGTATTGTGTGCCTAAGAGCCAGCGGGTGCCGTCGTTGTCGGTATAGATGATCAGGAAGCGGCGCTGTGTCATAGCTTCGAGGATGGGGTCGGCTGAGGTGGCGGTGCCGTGGTAGAGGATGTCGGCGGTGTGGCGGAAGGCCTGACCTTCGAGGTATTCGCTGACGGCGCTGACGCTGTCGGCCTCGATGTCGGAGGGCTTGATTCCGTCTTTGGGCACGATGACGGAGCCTTCGGGGGTGTGTTGGATGCTGATAACGTCGACAATGTCAATGTATTGCACTTGGTGGATGCCGGGCATTCCGGCGCATGCTGGGTTGCGGAGGAGGGGTGTGTTCATGATAATTATTTCTTTGTGGACATTTGTAAAGTAGATTTTTGTTTCAAAAGGTGTTATTTTTCTTGCTGTAAGATGCTGATACTTTGGCGTATTAGTTCCTCGTTCTGGCGGTAGTTGCGTTGGTAGTACTTTCTGAGGCTCTGGAAGGTGATTTCCTGGTCGGTGATGTCGTCAATATCCAAAAAATGGCGCATGGCAGCATCGCGGCTGAATCCCCCCATGACGTGAGCGTAGGCGGTGAGCTGGCAGAGCCGTTGCCGTTCGAGTCGGTAGATGATGCAGGAGAAGTTGGCCTGACGGGTGAGGCTCATGTGGAGGCCGTAGCGTTCGGCGTCGTACTGGGTGATGTAGATCTTGCCGTAGGTGGCGGCTTCACGTTGGCGAGAGAACTCCCAGGGGGCAGCCTTGTAGGAGCGCTGCAGTCCCTGGGTGATGATGTTGTATGCCCAGGAGCGGCCGAGGTCGACGGCGGTGCCGTCGAAGGGGAAGTCGCGACGGAGTGCGTGCCAGGCCAGAGGGTGGAGCATGATGTCGATGGTGGGCTTATAGTTCATCGAAGAGTCGGGTTTGGCGTTTGGCGAGTTCTCTTTCTTTTTCTTCCTTGATGCGTCGGTCGTCTTCCTTCAGCCATACGTCCACCTTGCGTTCGAGCTGGCGGGCGAAGTCTCGGTCGGTGGTGTAGCGTGAGCGGATCCAGCGTCGGTGAGCGGCCACGAGGTCGGCCACGAGGAGGAAGAATTCTTCCTGCTCGGATTTGGGCATCCTTCCTCGGGGGCGTATGGCGGAGACTCTGTCCACCTCGCCCCACACGGGGAGTTCTGCCTGACGCATGGCCTCCTTGGCTTTCTCTTTTACCGGGTTGTCGGCCGGAAGCAGGAAGTACTGCTTCTGCGCCTGGCGCATGATGCGGACGGCCTGTTTGAATTCTTCGTGGTTCATGGTTGGTTTTCTATTTCTTCTATTGCGTCGAATATGGTGAGCTGGTTTGGGTCGATGATGGGGTTGTCTTCGGGCACCTTTACCGCGTCGTGGATGTTGGCGATGTGCTGCTGTATCCAGCCGAGTTCCTTGTGCAGGATTTTCAGTTCCCTGGCTGTGTATCGTCGCTGCTTGGTCTCTTCGGGTGTCATGGCTTGATGGCGGATTTGAGACGCTTCTTCCTTATCTTGCAGGGGTAGCTGTCGCACCAGTTGCAGCGTTCCGATGAACAGGGCGTGCCGGATTCTTCCTGGGTGTCCTTCTGTGCCATCCAGTCATCCACCATGTTGAGGTAGTCGAAGGTTCTGACGTGGTTGTTGAGGTGGTTTTTCATGGTGTCGATGTTGGCGGATGCCACGGGGGTTCTTCCCTCGTAGAAGTTGTCGAGCAGCATCTGCAGGTTCTTGCGGATGGCGTAGGCGATGTCGTTGGGTGCGCGTGATATCTTGTGCCTGGTGTACTGTTGTACTACCTTCAGGTTCTCGTCGTCGAGGTGGATGCCTATGTTGGAGAGGTCGAGCAGGGCGTGGATCCAGGCCACGAGGTCGGCGGTGTTCGGTTCCAGCTTAGGCATGGCCTGACGTAGCTCGAGGTTGTAGGTGAGTCGCAGGTTGGAGAGTGGCTTGCTGGTTTCGTAGGGGCCTATCCATCGTTCGGAGAGGGTGTCGAGTTGTTCCTGCTGTTCCTTGTTGGAGTTGTAGTCTTCTGTCCATCGGTCGTCCCAGGAGTCGAGGATTTCTTTGAACTGGCGGTAGATGCTCTTTGTGTCTGTGACCTTGGATTCGACCAGCATGTTGTATATGAGCTGAGCCACCTTGATGCAGGCAGACTTGCAGAGCAGGGGTGCGTAGGTGATGCGGATGCGCAGGTCGAGGGGCATATCTCGGTTGAGGTTGTTGGACACGTCCATGGGGCGTGGTTGTTCCGGAACGTGCAGGGGTGCTATGGCCATCGAGGGCGGTGTGAGTTTCCTTGCCTCGAAGAGCTGGCGCTGTTTCTCTATCTCGAGTCGGGTTCTTTCGATGTCGGTCATTCCTCGCCTCCTTTCTCTTCAAACCAGTCGTCGCTTCCGCAGCAGTCGTGGCAGAACATGCTTTCCTTGCCCTCTACGTGGTGCTTGCAGTACTGTTGGCATTCTGGCCAGGGGTGGCCGCCGTGGCGTTTGCTCTTCTTGTCTTCGAACACGATGTTCACGTGCTCCATGTTGCACTCACCTGCCGTATAGGCTTCGCCGTCGATGATGTAGGCCATGCCGATGCTGGTGGCCACGATGAATTCGAGTTTGGCTCCTCTGCTCTTCTCCCATCCTGGGAGCATGGCGATGGTGTCGCACTCGTCGAGCATGGCGCCGAGGTCTTTTCTCATGGCTTCCTTCCACTCCATGCCTACGGGGCAAAGGGTGAGAGGGTTGACGATGGTGGCTTCGGGGTAGCGCTGTTGCAGCTGCTGCTGAGCCAGGTTGAATTCGGTTTCCACCTCGAGGGCGGGGCGGCCGCTGATGGGTCCGCTGATGTAGATTTTCTTAATCATGTGTGTTTGTGTTTTGATATTAATATGGTAAAGGTTCCTGCAGTGCGGGGTTCTCGGTGTCGGCCATGCTTTCCACGTGGAGGTCGATGCCGTAGCGTTCGCGGAGCTTGGCGTAGTTGAACACGAGGGCGCGGTTGCTCTTGTAGAGGGCTTTGAGTTCTATGCCGGTGACTGAGTACTCCTGGCCCTCGTTGGGCTTCTGGCGGTTCTTGGTGGGCACCTTGAACTGCTTGGTCCATTCGCCCATGTATTCGTCCTCGGCGGTGAGGTATCGGCGGAGGGAGCCTTCGTCGATGATGGAGCTCTTGTTGTCGGAGGTGGACTTGATGAGCTTGGCGTAGAGCTTGAACACGCGGGAGGTGTTGAGGTAGAGCACGTCGAGCGACTGAGTGTATTCGTATTTCTTGCGAGCCGACCCGCTGCCCTTGTAGGCCTGGGTGTTGGTGGTGCCGTAGTAGAGCTTGATGTCGTAGTCGGTCTCGATGTCGCCGTTGGTGAGCAGGGTTTCCACGGCGTTCCAGAACACGGCCATTTCGTTGGAGGACTTCACCTCGGAGTTCTGCACCTCCAGTCCTTGGGCGAACACCTTGATGGCGTGGCTGTAGTCCCATGGCAGGTCTATCTTGGTGCGGAGGGTGCGGAGCATGGCAAGGATCATTGTCCAGCTCTGGAGTATGCGGCCTTCGCAGTGGCGGGTGTCGGTGGCCTGTCGCATCTCTTCGCGGGTCATGTCCAGTTGAGCCTCGTAGTTATCTATCACGAAGTCGCGGAGCGAGAGCAGTTCGTTGGTGATGCAGGTGAGGCCCTGCTTGGAGTAGACTTTGAGGTCTTCGAAGGCGGCCACCTCCTGCTTGTTGAACTCGCGTTTGCTAACGGTGAGGTAAATGACGCGGGTGAAGAGAGCCACGTCGGCGGTGGTGCGTTCCTGACCGGTGAGTATCACGCCGCAGTCCATGGGTGTGGTTTCCTTCTTCTTGTCGCGGTCCACGTTGATGCGTGAGCGTCCCACGCCGTCGAAGGCGGCTTTGAGGGCTTCGATCTTGTTATACTCCATGGAGTTCTTGTACTCGTCCACGTGCACCAGAGCGTTGCGGCAGAGTGAGAGGTGTCCGGCGAGGCCGGGGGCTGTGGTGTTGGTGAGGTTCACTCCCTTCTCGTGGTTGCCGAAGAGTTTTGTCAAGGCGATGGCCATCTCTGTCTTACCCGTGCCGGGCTGGCCGAAGATGTTGAGCAGGGGGAAGCAGTCGAAGTAGTTGTAGAGGAAGTCGCGGAAGAGTGTGGCGAGGTAGAAGCCTGTGGCCACGATGGCGTTGTCGCCATACACGCCGAGTAGTTTCTCTGTGAAGGTGCGGAGGGTGGCCTGGCTGGCGGTGTGCACGAAGTGGCGTTCGAAGGTGAAGAGGGTGCTGTCGGCCTTGAAGAAGGCTGAGGTGGCGGGGATGTAGTACCACTGGTTCTTTACGCTGGTGGTGCCGAGGTCGTCGAGGGTGTTCCATTCGTGGTTCTCGTCCACCACTCCGTTGCCCCATGCCCAGAAGCCTTCCTTCTGCCATCCCAGCTGTTCCACCTCCTTGCAGCTCTTGGTGTTCTCGTAGAGGTAGGCCTTGATCTTGTTCAGGTCCACGTCGGTGCCGGTGAAGAGGAAGTTGCCGAAGCTCTCGGTCTTGATCTTGAAGGCGGAGAGGCTCACGAGGTCCTTCTGAGCTATCTCGAGGTCTTTCACCACGCCCTTGTTGTTGCGCAGGCGATAGAGTCGTTTGGCATTGACGGTTGATTCGATGTGGAAGAGGGGTTCGAGGACGAAGTTGCTCACCACGTGGTAGCCGCCGTCGAGGCTGGTCTGGATGCAGTAGCTGTTGTCTTTTTCGCAGAATCCGTATTCGTTGATCATCTTCACCTGCTTCTCGGTGTAGCCCTGCTCGTTTATCTCGCGGAGGTTCTTGCGGTCCGCCTGTCTGATGGCGGCGTTCCACACCTTCTTTGGGGGAATGATCTTGGCCAGCTGGTCTATGTGCCCCATGCGTTCGCCCTCTTCGCGGAGCAGCAGCAGGGGTGCCAGCTCGTTGGCCACCATGGCCACCTCGGCGGGGTCGGGGTCGGCGCCTATCTCGGCCTTGCGCTGTTCTGCCACATAGACGAACCACGACTTCTTCTGTTTGGCGAGGGTGTCGTACTGTTCCTTGTCGGTGAAGAAGGTGTCGGGGTCCTGCTTGGAGGCCTCGCCCGTTTCCTCGTCCACCTTGTCGGGGATGGTGAGGGTGTAGGCCATGATGCCGGCCTCTATGAGTGTGCGTCCGTTGCGGAGGGTGGCCTTCTGTCCTGCCTTGTCCGAGTCGTAGAGGAGTATGGCTCTCTGTGCGGCGGCGGCGAGGGTCTCGGCCTGTCGGTTGGTGAGGGCGGTGCCGCATGCTGCCACGGTGTTGGTGACGCCGATCTGGTGCATGCGTATGGTGTCGGGGTTGCCTTCCACGAGGATGGCTTCCTTGGTGTTGCGCACCTCGGGGCGGGCGAAGCTCCAGCCGAAGAGGGTGTCGCCCTTCACGTAGATGTTGTTGGGGTCCTGTTCGTCGCCCGAGGAGTTGACGTATTTGCCCTCCTTGAACTTGGAGTCTTCCTCGTGCCAGGGCACCAGGCGGCCGGTGAAGGCTATGGGGTCGCCGTGTGCGTCGAGGATGGGGAACATGACCCGGTCGCGGAACTTGGCGAAGTATCCGCCCTTGCTGTTCTTTCCGAAGAGGGTGCTGCGTGTGAGCACCTCGTAGGGCACCTTCATGTCCTTCTTCAGGTAGTCCCACAGGGCGTTGAAGTCGTTGGGTGCGTAGCCCACCTCCCACTGCTGGAGGGTTTCGGTGCTCCATCCGCGTTCCAGACAGTACTGCATGGCCTGCTTGTTGGCCTCCAGCTGTTTCTGGAACCACAACATGGCCATCTTGTTCACGTCCACCTGGCGGGTCTTGTTCTGGCGGATGGTGCGCTGTTCGTCGGTCTCGTGATAGTCGTCGGTGAGGGTGTAGTGCATCTGCTCGGCCACGTATTTCACGGCCTCGATGAAGTCGCACCCCTTTTTTCTCATCACGAAGTCCACGGCGTTGCCGCCGAGTCCGCATCCGTAGCACTTCCAGTGGTTGTTCCTGGGGTGCACGGTGAAGGAGCCTGTCTTCTCGTTGTGGAAGGGGCAACGGCCCACGTAGTTGGCGCCGGCCTTGCGCAGTTCCACGCCGAGGCCGCGCACGATGCTCAGCAGGTCCGCGTTCTCCTTTACGTAGTTGATTTCTTCTTGTGGTATCATTGTTTGCGTGAGGTATTATTTTTCTTCATGGTTGTCGAAGGGCAGTCGCAGCTGTCTGCCTGACTGTCTTCCCTTCTGGCGCTTGGCGGCGGTGATGGCGTCGCTGATCACGGCGTTGTTCCGCTTGCCGCTCACCACCATCGACACGTACTGTGGCGTGTATCCCAGCTTGCGTGCTATCTTGGTCAGCGTGCCCCAGTCCATGCTTCTGGCCTTCTTCTTGGTTCTACGCATGGCTTTCTCCTTTCCTGGGCCGTCCCACGGGGCGGGGCTTCCTTGTCCACAGGGCGCAGGTGTGCCTGGTGGGTGTCTGTCCGCCGTTGGCGGTGCAGCGTCCGCTGATTTCCGTGCATTTGGTCCAGTGCCGGCATGTCCAGCACTCCATTATCTCGTCCTTGTCTCTCCCGAAGGGGTCGCGCCTTGGTTTGCTCATAGTTCTTCTGTTTCTTCTCGGTTGGTGTTCAGGTTAGGGTTCAGGTTGGCGAGGTCGTCGGTCATCAGCTCCATGTTCTCCAGCTCCACAATCCATTCGCCGCAGGTGCACAGCACCGCCAGGGCTTCGCTCATGGGTGTTCCCAGCAGCGAGAGGCGGAGGCTCTTCACCCTCTCTATGGCCTTGGCTATCTTCATGCGCTTGTAGGGGCGCTCCATGAGTATGCTGTTGCGCAGAGCCTCCACGCATGCTGCCCGCTTGGCGGGGTCCATCTCGTCGAGCTGCTTGCGCACATGCTCGCTCTCCAGCACCACGCCGCCCCCCAGCACCGCCTCCCTGCGTATCTGGTGGCTCAGCTCCGAGTTGGTGGTGTAGTTCAGCGCTCTCTTCACCGTCTCCATGCTCACGCCGAACTTCACCGCCAGCCGCTTCACGGCTCCGTGCTCCACCTCTATCTTCTTCGTCATGCCTTGGCCTCCTTGTCCTTCTGCGATGCGCGTTTCGCCATCTCCTTGCCCTGGTAGGCGAACATCTGGCTCAGCATCAGCTCCGATGCGGGGCATCCGTTCTTCTCCAGCACGGCGTGCAGCAGCGAGGTGCTGGCGTTCATCACCAGTTCGATTACCTCCATCCATTTGGTGCCTTCTGGAATGGCATTGGTCATGGCCTCTGTCATCTTCAGGGTGGCGTCTTGTTTTTCTTCCTTTGTCATGCGTGTGTGCTTTATATATTTGTGTAATGCCATCTCGACCATAGGTCTCCAATCTGCAGGCGGAACTTCCTGTATCGTGCGTATTCGCACAGCGAGCGCACGTCCATGATGACGGTGTCGAGGCTTGTGTCTCTTGTCAGCACTCCGTCGAAGGTGCTTTTCTTGCCCGCTGGGCTCACGCCCTCCACGCTGATTGTTGTCCCTTTGGTGTACATGGTCTTATTATATTGTATAAGGTTTTTTTCTTGGTCGGGGCGGCGGGAGTCGGACCCGCATGTCTCAGAACCATTCCGCCCCGTTGTTGCCTCCCTTGGCGGGCGGGGAGGCTGTAATTAAACATAAACTTAATAACAAACGTTCTCGGACTTCCGCCACGGTCCTCATGAAAGTAAAAGAACTTATCCTACGGTTCAGGCCAAGTTCCCTGGGCGGGACTCGAACCCGCGCTCTCCAGCCTTTGGCAGAACACAACCTTCTCGTTCCGCTACTCAGGGGTGTCCGTTCCATCCGGACCGCCAGGGATACCTCACGCATTTCTCTCTCAGTCCCTCCGTCCGGCACGACCCGGCAACCGTCCCAGACTTCCAAGGCATGCGCCCCTTGCTGCTGTCCAGCGTGCTCGGGGTGTGGCTTACGTTCATTGGCGGCGATTTTTCCACTCGGAGGGGTGTTTTCTCCTGTTGATAATTCTGCGTTAAGGTTTCAAATTGAAACTTTTTTTGGTAGTTTAGAATTTCTATGTACTTTTGTGGTTGGTTTTAATTTCAAACCACGATGCAAAGATACAGAGTTTTCTCAATATAGCAAAAAATATTTTGAGAAAACTCATAGATTAACTTGATGAGTAATGAAAGACAGAATAAAGAAGATTATTGACTACTTGGGGCTTAGCGTTGCTAAGTTCGAGCAACAGATTAATGTTGGGTCTGGGTCAATTTCTCGTGTATTGAATGATCTAAACGGCATTTCTGCTGCAACTATTTTGAAGATTTATGAGAAATTTCCGAGTTTTAATCTTGACTGGTTGCTAACAGGAAGAGGGTCAATGTTGGTCAAAAATTGTGAAAAAGGTGTCGAAAAGGGGCAAAATCCACCCCAAAAAACCACCGACGACGAAAACTTTTCTCCCCTCGTCGAGTTCCTCACCGCCCAGCTCCGTGAGAAAGATGCACGCATCGAGACCCTCGCCGCCGAAGCCGCACTCCTCCGCGCCCAACTCGAAAAAAATCCAACTACCATTTCGGCATCGACTCCGATGGAGACCTGTACATCAAAGTAAAGCTCCTCTGAGCCCTGCCGATTAGGCATGTCAGAAACAATCTATTTAACCAATGAAGTATAAATCATTAAAACCCATCGTGTTGTACCCATGTAATTAGAGTAACCCTACACCCCCAAAACGGTGTCAATTCAGTGCCAAGAACAAGAAAAATCAACCCAATCATCAAAACTGCAACCCATTGTACCACAATTAAGTAATCCACATACAAATCCCCAAACGCCGGGGCAAAAAATTCGCGGGTTCGAGTCCCGTTTGTCGCTCCAGTTCTAAAATTCAATCAGTTATACGAATTTTAGAGAAAAAACGGTGCCAAAATGGTGCCAAAAGTGGAATACTTCTTTGGTGGTCCTGTGGGATAACGCCAAAGAAAAAAAATGTCTTCAAGTACAGCTCTAAAAATTACTACTTTTTCTCCTGCAATTGTGAGAGATAGCAAATCTAACGGAATACATGTGGAATATTCCGTGTACGATCCTATTGCAGATACTATGATAAGGAAGCGGGTGAAGTTCGCTCGGTTGCTGAAGGCTTGCAAGTCTAAGCGCGAGAAGTTGATCTTTGCCCAGAAGATAGCCGATGAGCTTAACAAGAAACTTTCTGGCGGATGGTCACCTCTGACACAAACGGACGATGGAAGGCTCTACACTCCTATTGCAGAGCTGAAGGAGGTCTTTTTGAAGTCGAAGAAGCGTGAGGGCTGCCGTGATACCACCATCACGAACTACACTTCGTTCACGAATCTGTTCCTGACTTGGTGCGAGGACAATGGTCGTGCGAGGAAGTTCAGCGGGACGTTCCTCCGTCGCGATGCCGTGGAGTATATGGATTATATTGCCAGCAAGGAAAACGGCAACAGGTCGTACAACAACACGCTGAAGGCTCTGCGTTCGTTCTGGTCGTGGGCTGTGGAGCATTGCTATGCGAAGGAGAATCCGTTTGTAGGCATCAAGCTTCTGCCCAAGACGAAGAAGCATCGCGGGCTGATTGATGCCGACACGAGGAAGAAGATCCTGGCATTCTTCGACAGCACGAACCCGCAGATGAGCATTGTCTGCATGTTGGTGTACCATTCCGCCATCCGTCCCATCGAGGCGCACCTCATCCAGATGAAGGATATCGACATCGAGCGCAGGAGGATCCTCATCCCTGCCGAGAATGCCAAGAACGGCAAGGTGAGGAGCGCCACCTTGTCGAGGCAGCTCATCAGCAGGCTTGAACCTATAGTCAGGAAGCACGAGGATTCGCCGATGATGTATCTTTTCGGGAAGGGGAACCTGGAGTCCAACGAGAGTCCGATAGCGAAGAGCTATTTCGGCAAGCTGTGGGTGAGGATGCGCGATGCTTTGGGGTTGCCGGACACGATGCAGCTGTATAGTCTGAGGGATTCGGGCTTGACGGATCTTATCCATGCCGGCGTGGACCCGCTGACGGTTCAGCATCATGCGGACCACTCTTCTTTGGAGATTCAGAATCTATACACAGACCATTACGACCCCGATCTGAACAACAAGATCTACGAAAACGTGCCTGAGTTCTGAGGCTATATCTCCATGTGTGGCGACACGGCTTCGATGGTGCAGATGACGCTTTCTCTTGCCGACAGCTCGCTGCTTATCTTGGTGGGCATCACCTTCAGGCCGTCGATGTAGAGCCAGCGGGTCTGGCTCTGTGCCGTGCCTTGCTGGGGCTGCAGGGTGGATATTACCCTGAGCCATGCCCATGTGGGGAGGTGAGCCGTGACGCGGTAGGTGTCGTGGTTGCCGATGATGTCGTATGCTGGGCGGAGCCACCGCTCGCCGATGGATTCTTTGCCCGATGCGGAGAGTGAGATGCTTTCGTCCACGATGTTTCCGTCTTTGTCGTAGATGGTTGGGTTGGCATCCTCGATGAAGGCCTCGGTTATGGGTGACGTTGACTGGAATGCCATGGCTCTTTGGCCTCGGTACTGCATCAGTACCAGAGGGAACTTTCCGTCGTAGGATTCGTCCATGAGCGGCGAGCATCCGCTGACGGGTACTTCGCAGAGGTAGTGCGGGGTTCTTTTCTCTTCCACCCATTTCATGTTGGGGATGTTGCCTTCTATGGCTATGTTCTCCACCTCTTTGGCATCCTTGGCTCCTGCTGTGAGCTTGTGGTTGTCGCCTCCTGCCTGTTCCCAGGTGAACCTGCTCGTGTCGGTCTCTTTGGTGGAGCGACGGTAGGCCTTCTCGTTCTCGATGAATATGTGTTTGCCCTTGCAGGTGGCTGCGATGGGGAGCGAGTTCGCGGATGTTGCGGGGCTGATCACGTTCTTCTCGTTCACTTCTCGGGTACCGAGCGCCGGTGAGATGGACACCTCCATTCTCTTCGGCGTGTACTCGAGGCGTTCTCTCTTTGCAACCCATTGCGAGATGTCGAAGCAGTTTCCCTTCAGGGTGTCTGCGAAGAAGCTCAGCTGAACCTCTCGCGATACGGGGTTGGCGAAGAGTGAGAGACCGAACGTCTTGCTGATGCGTGAGAGGAACTCGCCGTTGGAGAGGTCGGGGACGTGGTCGCTCCACCTCATGATGTTGGAGAAGATGTTGAGGGGGATATCGGTCGAGTCTATGGCCAGGGATTCGAGCACCTCGTAGTTGGTGATGGATTCGACGCTGCCCCATCCGTCGGTTTCCATCTCCATTCCGTGCATCGCTACGTCTATCCCTCGCATTATGTCTCCGGCTATTGGGTTGAGACCTTCGTTCGTTGAACCGATGGTGCATTTTACGAGCTCTATGTATAGCTTAGTCGTGGGTGTCCATGCTGACGGATGCCAGCCTGGTGTGACGTTGCTTTCCGTGTACCCTCCCAGTTTCCCGGTGTAGTAGATGTTGTTGCTGGTGCTCTTGGTCAGCTGTATCAGCATCGACCCAGTCTCGGTGACGAACTGGAAGCTGTGGGTGCTCATTGGCGTAAGTGGACCCAAGGCTCCGTGGTACCACATGCGGCAATTCCCTCCACCTGTGAATTTGATGTCGGTGATGGTATTGGTTGTGATTTCGGCTCTGTCAACGAGTTCGCCAATTGTTGGCCATCGTCCGTACATGAATACCTCTGACCCGCTGCCGTCCTTCCATCCTTTGGACATTCTCAAGTTCGGCCGCCATGCACTTGCCGTGCGGATGCAGAAGGCGAAGATCTCATCGGTCTTTTTTGCCTTGAAGCTATATCTGCCTCCGTCGATGTTGCTAATTGACTGGGTTGTTTCAGCCTTGTGCTGAAGCTCGTCACGTGGCAGCAGTGCCTTGAATGCGAAGTTCGGTGTTCCGCTCCATCCGAAGGAGTTGAAGGTCGAGCCTCCGCTAATGAAAGGCTGTGACGTTGGCAGGCTGTCGCTGTAGCGGTTGGTGATGCCGCTCACCTCCAGCTTTGTCTCGATGCCGTACTGGAACACGTCGCCGTCGAGGGCGTTGAGCGACTGGAGAAACAGTCGGTGGATATCCTTGTCGGCGAAGAATGAGCCGGACACCTGCATACCTGCCGACTGGAGGAACCGACGCACGAGCCAGTCGAGGCGGATGGCGGGTGCGAAGCAGTAGCCGTTCTGCTTGCCGGACGATGCGCTATTAAAGACGCGGAGGCCTTGCTTAACAAGAACATTGCCGTCCTTATCGGGATGGCTTATCACCTTTCCGTCGGAACCGACAAAGAGGCGGTTGACATAGTGCAGGAACTGGTCTTCCTGGGCGATGTTGTCGATGCCGGATGGCTGTCCGAGGTGGTATCCGAAATCCTCGTTGCTTCGATAGAAAGAATCGTCGGCAAAGAGGAAGAATTTGACCACGCTCTCGGCTTTCAGCGATGACTCGAGGAACTGGAGCCATTGCTCTTTGTGCTGTTGCTGGCTGTCGGATATCGTGATATCGTCTGAGTAATGGTTTTCCGACATCCTCTTCTCTCCGAAGCCCACGCCGAAAGCGTTGGCCACGATGCCGCATTGCAGCGTCTTCTCGTCCATGGAGCCTTGTATGTAAAGCTCTCCACGGCTGCACACCACGCCATCCAGGAGCAGTTCGCAGTCATAGCGGCGGGCGTTGCCCACGGCCATGAACTGTGTAGATCCGAGCACGCGCTGGTTGGGTTGGGCAGGTATTTCGAACTGCCACACGATATCGGTGGTGATGCCGTCCTCGTCGAATATGCTGTTCGACTGTTCGAGAACCAGGACGGTGTCGCTGGGAATGAAGAGAGGTTGTCCCTTTACCTTAATGGTTATCATCTGCAAGGCGTTTAATGATGTCGAGAAGTTCTTTCTGAGGGTGAGGGTCGGAGCGCTGTTCGTCGTAGGAGCTGGCAAAGTATATGCCGCTGCCGCCGTTGACGGCACGAGGGCATACTGCGCCCATCTGGTTGTCCCAAGGGTAAGACATGCCGAGTTCCTGCTTGATGTCGCCCAACAGACGGCGTAGAGCCTTCAGCTGCTTGTCGGTGAACATTTCGTAGTGCTGGCATCCGTGGTACTTCCTGCAGCTGCAGTACTCGTAAGGCACCCTCACGGGATCTGCTCCCTCGATGGGGTGGTACTTGCCGTTGGCACCCTCTTCGGCGGGCAGCCATAGGCCGTTGCGCAGAATGACGGGGCCGACATTGACGAGGGCGACCTTGGGGGTCTCAGTCCTGATGCCGTACACGGATCCGTCGCGGTCGATGATGAAGCCCGGCTTGTCGAGGTCGTAGGCTTGCGACTGCAGGTATTCGTCGATGCTGGTGCAGTAGCCGGTGGCCACCAGTTGGATTTGCTTATTTGTTTCCATGACGTTTGCGTTCGTTGCTTTCTTTGATCATGCGGTCGAGTTGGAAGAACATGGCGGGCACCGAGATACGCAGATACTTCTCTTCCTCGTAGAAGTTGTCGCCCATCACGTTTCTCACCAGCGAGAGCCAGTTGGCTCCCGAGCGCTTCTTCTGCTTCGACTCGTCGTTCTCAATCTCGTCTGCGTCGTAGAAGAGACGCTTGTATTTGAGCGTGAGACGGCGGCGCAGGAGCAGGTAGTTGAGGCGGACGGCTTTGATGATATCGCCGTCCAGTTCAGCGATGAGAGAGCTGCGTTTGTCGGCTCCGTACTTGGTGAAGGGGATTCGGCGGTCCGATTCCCCGTCCCAGTTCTCCTTCTCTGGGCGGTAGAGTACGGCGGCCACCACGTCCCACCTGTTGGCGTTGGCGTAGGTGTCGGCGAACATCCATTCCTCGAACGTCACGTCCGAGAAGTCGCCGTTGTATCCGTGGAGCACAGTCCCGTCCGCGAGCGTCAGCGTGTCGATCATGAGACTGTCAACCTTCTCCATGTCGAGCATCCACTTGAAATGGTCGTGTATCCACCGCCATTGAGCCGTGGTCAGGTTGATGGCAGCCACTTCGGGGATCTTGGCCATCACGAGGAGGGTAGAAATGTCGATGCCTTCGCCCTGATTGCCCAGGTACTTTACGAACGTGATGAATTCATCCTGGGAAACCTCGTTCCAGCAGGAGGCTACTTCCACATCGTACTTGTGGCCGGCCACATCAAATGTTATCTTCTGCATTGTTCCTCCAAGCGTTGTTATTGAAGAGACAGATGGGATCCGTAGCCGTGAAGGTGATGCGATATCCCACATACCGCTCTTGTTCGTTCTGAATGTACTGACCCTCCGTCTGGTCGAATTCGATCTGACGGAAGGGAGAGTTCTTGTCTTTGATCATGCGTCCCAGGACCTCCTCGGCGATGTTCTCGCATAGGCTCATCTGCGACTGGATTTCCGTATAGTCGTCCTGCTGGTCGTATCGGTCGGCCACGATAAAGCTTGCCGTCCTTTTCTTGACGGGGTTGTTTGCGGAGCCGTGGTACGTCACTTCGCTACTTTCGGCGATAAGGCATGGGAAATTCACGTCGGAGCGCAGACGGTTGAAGAACTCCTGAAGCTCCCCACGGAAGAAGTGGGGGTCTTCTGGAGTGTGCAATAGTTTTCGGTGCTGGGTTGCCAGCTTACGCATGTAGGCTGTGTAATCTGTAAGGAAATCGCTCATACCAGGAAAGTTTTATGACCGTTGTTGTCGAAGGGGGCGGCATCGCTTTCGTGAGCCGAGTCCGTTCCTATCTCCTCGATGCCTGGATAGTCGGATGGGTGCGCCTTCATGAAGGAGACAGCCTTGCCGATGTGACGGGCTGCCATCTCGCGGTGGCGATGTACGAGAGCATCCACCTGTTCAGGAGTAGGAGCGTTCTGGACGCTGCCACCCTGACGAGATTCCTCGCTCACCACCATAAGACCCTGAGGGGTATGTGCCACGTTGAGCGAAGGGATTGCTTCTGCCAACGACCAGTGAACGAGGAAACCTCGGATGCTTGGCAGTATCCTGGTGAGAGGTTCCGTGAACTGGTCGCCGTGCAGCTGGTCGCAGAGCGACTGGCCGATGCGGAAGGGCAGTTCCATTGTCTCGGCCTCCTCGATGAAGTCTCTGAGGCGGACGAACACACAGAAGTCCCGACCGATGGACGAGATCATTTCGAACGAGTCCATGTCTCTGATCAGCGACGACGAGCGCACCGAATAGTAGTTAGACTCCTTGAATTCCGGGTAGTCCTTAATGTGTTTCATGCAGAAGCCGGCTATGCTGTTGATGTAGGCGTAGCCCTGACGGAAGAGCGAGTTGCGGAGAGCGTCGGCCTGGTAGCGGTAGGCGCGGTTTTCTCCGTTGGTGTCGCGTATGCCGTTGTCGGCCATAGTTACGGCCAGCTGGTCGAAGCTGTCCCAGTATGCCAGACGGACCACGGCCATCTGGAAGAGCTCCACGAGGTGGTCGTTGAGGTTGTCAGATGCCGTGTCGGTCCGCTCAGTGTAGTATTTTGCCATTCTGTCGAAGAGAGACTCGCCGACAATCTTCCTCACCCAGTTCTGCTCAGCGGTGGCGATGGCAGGAGCCAGCGTGCGGAAAGAGGTGTTGACGTTGACGGGAAGGAACTTCTTGAACTCGTCAGCCTTCTCGTTGTTTTCCTTCTTGAAAAATTTCGGGTCGGTAATCATGTGGTAATGTCCTCCTTGCTTTGACCTGTGTTGAGGGTTGTGAGAATCGTTTCTTTATATTTGAGGATGATGTCCTCGCTGTGCCCGTTATACTTCAGCATGAGAAGTATGGGGAACAGCACCTGCTGCTTCTCGATGTAGGTGGTGACGATGGAGACCAGGAACGACTCGCGGATGTCGGAACCGCTGCCAGCGTTGCCGGCATAGGCACCGCCGGGCATACCAGCTCCGAACACGGAGGGGTTAATCATCAGCGAGAAAAGTATCTCGCTGTTAGCTGCAGCCGAGGTTGACAGTCGCTCTTTCGCGTCGATCTCGTTTTCCAGACGTTCAATCTCCCATCCTTCGTCCTTGCCCGAAGCGCCCAGCCCGTAGGTGGAGAAGAAAGCCTTGCTGACATTCTCTTCGCCGCACAGGTTGTTCTCCATGTCTGTCATGAACTGCTCGATGGCCTTCTTCCGTTCGTCAGTTGTCTTATAGTCGTTCTTGGGGAAATGTTTCTCCCAGTAGGTACGAGGCACCTTTACGTGCCACATGAGGGTCATGGCGTTGGCGTAGGACTTGGCCAGGAACTTGGGGATCTTGTTGGCGATCTCAATCCACCCCGACTTCATGGCGCTGTCCCAGTCGGGCAAAGCGTAGTAGTCGGAATTGGAGAAATAGTTCTTCAATCTGGGGAATGCGACAGACTGTCCCTTCAGCTTTCCTGCATTCTTGAGCAGTTCGAGGTCCAGGAACGGGTCGCCCTCATCCAGCATGGTGATGAGCGTGCTGTTCTTTTCGTCGGGCATCGAGTTGTCGAAGTCGTTATACACCAGCAGATGCTTCTTGTCCTTCGACAGCCGGCAATGGCGTGCGTTGATGACGGTGATGCGTACGATCTTGTCCCCTTTCTCGTTGAAGAAGAAAACCGGGTAGCAGTTGCCGAACTTGAAGAGGTCGCGGAACGCAGCCGACATGTAGCTCATGCACTGCCAGGAGCGGAAGAACTGCTGTACGTCCTTGTCTTGGCAAGGTTTCAGCACCAGGTCGCCGTTTTCGTCGAATCCATCCACGTCCATGGGGACTACACCCTGTCCGAGCGTGGCACGCGCCTTGAATCCGAGACCCGTCGACAGCACGCCCGTGCGACCGATCACCGCTTCCGCTTCGGCAGGGTACTGGTTTGAACTGCCCCAGCAGACGAACTCACGCTTGCCTACAGAGAAAGTGTCGTTGGTGCGTTCTATGGTTTCCTTTGGGGTCTGCGTCACGCCGAAGATGCGACTGCTTGCGAACATGGCGGGCAAACCCTTAGAGTCATATATTATCTCCATCTTTGTCTTTGTTAATGAATTTGCGAAGTTTGAAGTCGAAGTAGGAGTCGAGGCCGAGGAGGCTACCAGCGAGCAGGAAGATCTCGCCGACAGCTCCGAGGACAGAGCCGTGGATCTCGCCTTGCGGCTGGATGTACATTGCTACAAAGAGCATAGCCACTCCAGAGATGACAAGCAGTGTGCCCAATGCGAATTTTTTGTTGTCGAGTTTCATTTCTTTGGTGTTTTGTGAGTGCAAAGATACGCACGTGTACGAAATAGGACGGGGACAGAAAGCAAGTGTCCGGACAGACAGTCCAGACACCTGGCTTATAGGCGAGCCTTGTTTCTCAGGAAAGACTCCCCACGTTCGAAATCGTCGAGGGTCTGACGGCTGATGATGGCCTGACGGTTGCGGGGATCCTTGAGGTAGGCAGCCACCTCTTTGAGCACCTTCAGCTGTTCGTCGGCACCCGATGTTCCGGGCAACGCAGATCCAGAGCGGTCGAAGGCTCTGCTTCCCAGTTCACGAGCGGCAGCCATAGCCACGTCGGCGTTGAGGCGAGCCATCGGGATGTCGTCTAGGGCTTTGGTGTTGCCCCTCTGGTATTTTTCGAGAGCCTCGATGATGGGAGCGGTGCGCTGATCAGCGAGCAGCTTGTTGCTGGCCACCCATTCCGGACCAGCCTCACCAGCCTTGTATATCTGCTCGCGGGGAACGTAGCCGCCCTTGGCGTAGGGAGCGGGTTCCGTGGCAATGGCAGCAATCTGGGCGGCACCCATGGCGGTGGCGATACCCACAGGAACCAGGTTTGCCGGATAGGGCATAGAGTTCCATGCCTTCAGCACGGCGAGAGCCGACTGGATGCTTGCTTCAGAGAGCGACAGCGCCTTCTGGCGCTTCCATATTGCCAGGTTGGTCTGCTTCTCCTTCTCTGTGTATTCGTCTTCAAGTTCCTGCTTCTGCTCGTTGTATTCCTCCTGAGAGATGAACCCCTCCTTCAGCTGGTCGTCGAGATTCTCGATGGCTGCGTTCTTCTGTTCCTCCTGACGTTTCAGTTCTTTGTTGGCCTGGTTGTCGATCATCTTGTTGATGGAGCCGAATATCTCCATGGCGACGGATGTGTACTTCTCGATGCCGCTGATCAGGCGCTCCCAGAAGGTTCCGAGGGTGTTCTTCTTTGCCACCTCTTCGGCTTCCGACTGCAGTTTCTGGATGCCGTCGATCTCCTTGCCTATGCTGGCGGCATTCTCCTCGTGCATTTTTTTCTCAGCCTCCAGCGAGCTGATGAGCGAGGAGTTCTGTTCGCTTTCATCCTTTATCAGTTCAGCATCAATCTGAGCCTGTAGAGCCTTCACGATGCCATCCTCCACCTTGGCCTCGTCGAGCTTCTTTCTTCTGTAGGTGTCGTATTTGGCTTCGATGTCGGCCAGAGCCTCGCCGTAGGCATCCATGTCGCTCTTGTCGAACAGCACGCCCATGTCTTCGGCCGTAGCATCCTCCACCTTCTTGCGCACGCTCTCGCTCCAAGCGTCGCGCCCCGAGACGGCAGACGGCCGTTCGCCCATCTTCACTACGTCGATGAGGACATCGTTGGCGAGCTCGTTTTTCAGGCTCTTGTAGTCCTTGATAAGCCTGCCCAGTCTTTCCTTATCGCTCTTATTACTAACATTTGTGATGTCTTTTTCGTACTGCTGTACGGCATCGTCGATTTCCTTGAACTGGCTCTTCAGCTTGGCGACGGCAGACTGCACCTTCGAGAGCGATTCGTTGTCAACGGAGCGGATGCCGTCCTGCATCTTGGCGAGCCCCTCCTCTGCTTTCTTGATGTACTTTTCAATCTCGGCCTTCTTCCATTCGTTTGCCTGCTTCCTCAGGTCTTCAATCATAGAGGCTGCTTCTGGATGCTTTTTCTGAGCCTGTGCAAGGTCGGCATTCATTTTTGAGATGGAGTTGTCTATCTCGCTGACAAGTTTCTTTATGCCAGATTCCGACTTCGTCTGAATCTTTTCAATTGTCCTGTCGTACGAGTCGCTGAAACGGTTCCAGGCCTCCTCGGCAAGACGAGCAGCCTTTTCTGCCTTTGTCTCTTTGTGGGGTCCAGAATAGCCGCCCGACGAGGAAGAACTTGAAGCCTGTTCGAGAGACTTCATTGCCGTTTGGATGGCCGCGATTCTCTTTCGTTCGGTTTCCGCCTTTTGAGCAAACCCCTCGCGACCTTCGTCGGCAGCCTTCTCGTAGGACTTCAGCAGTCGGTTTGCCGTCGTCAATGCGTTGTTCAGTTCACCCAGATTCATATTGTCAACTCCGAACGGATCCTCCTGAGCAGTTGCGTTCATGGTAACCTTCAGGTCGTCGAGTGCCTTTTTCGACTTCACGGCCGCATTGTACAGATCCGACAACCAAGTAACATACCCAGCGTGAACCTTTCCACCGGAGGCTTTTTTAACGATTTCGTTAATCTCGTTCAAGGCATCAGCATAGCCCTTTTTGCCATTAGACACCTCTACGAGGACATCGTTTATCTTTCTTTTGGTCTCCTGACGTAGCGCCTCCGACATGTTCTTCATGCTTCGATCAACAAACTTCGAAGCATCAGACATGGTCTTCTGCAGTTTTTCGGCAAGTGCGCCCTGTTCCTCGGCCACCTTGTCGGCGTACATTCTGTCATATACAGACTGCCGCGCCGCTTCCGACAGGTCTTTGTAGGCCGCTTCTATGTCACGGAGTTTTCCGGCTTCGTCCATGTGGCTCTGTATGATTTCCGGGTATTCGCCACGGAGTTCCTCCAGTGCCTTTCGATAGGCTTCGCTACCCACAGACGCTTCCTTGAGCCTATCGGTGAGCACATTAATTCGTCCCTGAGCCTCACCGGCGCTCTTGGAAGCCTCATCCATGAACTTCTTCATCTTGAACTTCTCGCTACTCTTAACCATCTTGGTTATGCCAGCGGTTACGGCTGTTATAGCTAAGAGAACAGCGCCCCACGGAGTTGCAGCCATCGAAGCCCCAAACGCTTTATTGGCAGCCGCTCCGGCATTGGTCACCACCGTCTGCTGTTTGGTGATCTGTATATTGAGCATCTTGGCATTTCGTTCAGCGGCCAAAACCACGGAGTTTGCTCCGATAGAAGCGTACTCGGCCTTGTCGGCCAAGATCTTCTTATTGATGGCAAGCTGTTCTTTGAGGTATGCCAGCCTGGACTTCTCCTTTTGGACTTGCCGTCTGGCTTCGGCCAGCTCGTTTCTTCTTGTCTGCATCTCCTCCTGTTTTTTCACAATGCTGCTTCTCATCGAGACTGTGAAATTCTTGATAGAGGAAGCCATGCTCTTCAACCTGGCAGCGTTCAGAGCTGTTATCGCAGAAACCAGGAGCCAAACGACAGCCTGATTCTCCTTGGCATATTTGATCACCTCCGCAAAAGCCTTCAGGCTTACGGTGGAGGTCTTCTGCAGTTTGATCAGCACGGGGTACAGTTCGTTGCCCAGCTCTATTCGCACATCCTCGAAGTGCTTCTTGGCCTTTTCGGCCTCGGCCTGCATGGTGTTGTTCTTGGTGTTGAACTCGTTCATGATGCTGTTGCCGGACTCGAGCTCGCTGTTGGCTATGGCCTGAGCCTCGCGCACCTTGTCGATGCTGTTTGCCATGGAGCTGATGACGGAGGCGGCACGAGCTGCGTCGAGGCCGAGGTCTTCGAAGATAGGCTGAAGGGCGATAAGTCCGCCCGCTCCCTGGAATCCCTCCAGCACCTTCAGCAGCGCCTCGTTCATGTCGCTCTGCATGAGGTCGGTGAACTCCTTCACGTCCATGCGTGCCGCCTTGGCGAACTCGGCAGGCTTCTTGATCATCTGCATGATGAATTTCTGGAAGGCGGTGGCCGACATCTCCTGCTTCATCATATCCTGGTCGAGTGCCGACGCATATCCGAGTATGGCACCAGCCGAGAGGTCAGCCTGTGTGGCCACACCGCCCATACGGCTGAGGAACTCCACCAGATAAGCCTCGTTGGCGGTGGACGACTGTCCCAGCTGGTTGACAGCCGAGCCGACGCGGAGCATCTGCGTCTCGAGGTCGCCGCTCGCATCAGAGAGCTGCTTGGTGCTCTTGGCATAGACCTCGCTGAGTTTGCCGATGGTCACCATGGCACCATCGCCCAGCACGTCGCCCAGAGCGATATTGATCTTGTCGGCGGCCGACACGAAACCCAGCACATCCCTCTCGGCGCTGATGCCGAGTTTTCCAGCCTCATAGGCAAGTTGGTTGAGCTGCTCGCGAGAGGTGCGGGTATCCATCTGTGAGAAAGACTTGTTGAGCGACTCCACCTGATCCTTGGTCAGTCCGGTGGTCTTCTGCACGTCGGCATACACGTCATCAAGCTCAGCGGCAGCATGAGAGAGGTCCTTGAGTGTGCCGATGGTAGCATCGAACCTCTCCATGAGCGTATCGACGCCCGTCAAGATATTTGCATACTCCGACAATTTTGTTTCTGCATCTTTCCAGGACAACCCGAGTTTGTCAACACGCGAGTTGTGTTCGTTAAGTATTGACTTGAGGCGGCTAATCTCTTCAGTAGTCTTTATATATTCTCCAGAACCCAACACTGCTTTCTTTTGCGCATTTTCTAATTTTTTTATCTCTGCACGGATAGATTGAATGGTGTTTTCCACCTCTTTGCCATTTACGTAGATGGTGACTTTTCTATTGATATCTTTAGCCATAATTATCAGTTATTTATTGCAAAGATACACCCATACTTCGATACCCGTAGGGACAAGAAAATGAAGAAATATTTTGCTATTTGTTACAAATTTCGTATCTTTGCACTTGAATATGATAGAGATAAAGAACATACAAGGAGAAGTGCTTGCAAGAATCGATGCAGACACTCTTATGTTTGCAAACTTGTGGGGGAAAGACCTTAGGGGTGCTTGCCTCAAAGACGCAAACCTCGCATTTGCTTGTCTCTTCGAAGCCCAACTCGAAGGTGCAGACCTAAGAGGAGCAAACCTTTGCAATGCAGGAGTTGACCACTTTCAACTCGAACTTGCGATAACAGATGGCACCACACACCTACCAGATGAGGTAGAATTCTGCCATATATAGAATCACACATTACCATCGTGATAGAAAACAAAACGGAGAGGCCGTCAAGGTCTCTCCGTTATCATTTTGTCGGTGTCAACAAAATGGTCTACAGCTCGGGACTGTACATATCCCGTTCTTCCTCAAACTCCATCGCTTCTATTCGAGCAATCTCCGCCTCGTTGGCATTGTACATTTTACGTGCCTCTACGTAAGCGTTGTACTCGCTTGTGTACTCCTCCTCAAAGCAGAGCCCGAGCTTCATACACTTGGCTGCGTGTGCATCACTCTTTGCCATTTCTGCTTGTAGCCGGAGTTGTTCCTCGGCAAGCCTCTGCAACATTTCTTGTTTTTCTGTTTGTTTCATTTTAAATGATATTTATTAATTATACGTTTATTTGTCTTGTATTCCGGGAGAGCTTCCAGGCACACCCTTTGACTATTAAATCTTACAAATTTGTTCCATTTAGGTGATAGATTGCGCAATATTGCGTTTGCTTGATTATAACCATTCACATTTTTACAGATACCAAGATAACTATTCATGCTTGCCAACAGAGCGTCTATCTTATTTTCGCGAATACAAGCATTGAATGCCCGTGCCTTATTTATGCCATGCCTTACAACTCGATCGTTTACATATACCCGATCCATCTTGATATGTACACCAAGACATTCGCATCCTTTGGTGTAATGCTGGACATAGGTCTTCTTCTCGTTCAGGCTTGCGCCAAGCTCATGCAGCATGGCACGAATCTTTGGAATCACATACGCAAGGAACGCGATCTTGTTATCAGTAACGAAATACATATCGTCCACATATCTCTCGTACTTTAGCCCCATACCTAATACCCACTCATCTATTTCGTGGAAGTAGTAGTTCACAGCATTCTGCCATACCAGATGTCCTATAGCCGCGCCTATTCCATCAGGTTTACTAAAGAGCGACTTCTCCTTCGGTATATCCTTCCACTTGTCCATGCTACTTTTTCGATAACAATGATGTGTCGGATAGGAGAATATGCACACACGGAGTATGTATATCATATCGACTTTGTCTTCACCTTCGTAGTCGGAGATCAACACCTTTTCAATCTGCTTATAGGCAATATCCTGCACGATGTTCGGGAAACAACCGCTCATATCAAGCTTCACTATCCATGCATCTTTCGTAAAACCCTTACTCACCTCGTAGATGTCGCTTATCACGGCATTCTGGCAGGCGTTAGTACCCATACCTACGCGATTATTGAAGGTGTGTGGTGTCATACGAGCTTCAAGGTGCGGACGCAGCCGCACGTCAAGGTAGTGATGCAGTATGCGTGTTGACATATCGCTAGCAAATACCTCTCGCGGTTTTGGGTGTTGTGCTACAAATGTATAAGCAGTGGGGCGGACGGCATGGTTATTGATATTATCGCACAGATTAAAGCAGTTCTTCTGCCAGTGCAGTTCAAACTCCACCTGGTCAGGACTCCTGCGCTTATTTCTGCGAGCCACCTTGTAGGCCGCTATAATGTTTTTCAATTCCATTTTCCGACTTGATTTAATAGTTCGAGACAGGCACACAACTGTAACTGTTGTACATGTTGTTGTTGTTGAAGAAACCGTTGTTGCCGTTAGCGTTCCAAGCGTTGTTGGTGTTGTACCGAAGGCAACTCCATAGGTTGGAGCCGTACTGAGTGTATATCCTTATTGTTGGTATAAATGATACCCATACTCCTCTATTCATAGTCAGACTGATGTAACCTCCGAACTTATTCGGTTACAACCTTGCCCTTTACGAGACTCGCCCGCCACTTGCTTATATCATTGTCAATTCTTGCGATCAGTTTATACAATTCTACCTTCTGCGCGCTCACTCGTTCATCATCCGCCATGGGTATCTCTTTACCGTCTTTGTAGCGCTGTGGTTTCTTCCTCTCATAGTGTATGATGTTCTGGTCGATGCAGAAGTCTATGTCGGTACGTAACACTGCGTACCAACCCATACACTCTTCAAGGTATTCAAGCCTTTTGCTTTTGACATCGAAAGCCAAAGTGAAGCACGCCAGCGTCTTGCCGCTTGCTTCCATAATTGGCCTTCCGTAGATAACGCGTGCCGCTTTATCCATAAGGAACTGAGCGTGGTAGAGCGTGTCACGCAGACGTTTCAAACCGATATATATAGAACTTTCAACTAATTGCATATTTCTTTGTTAGAATGGTAGCATTGTGCAATTCAGGCAATCGTGATTGCAAGGACAGTCGGTGCAATAATCTATCTTGAGACTACCACTTTCCGCCTCCCACTTCGTGAATGATGGAGGTGTGACGGAGCACACCTCCTCAATTTCAAGTTTAGGCATCGTTACACGATGTAATAGAGCGAGACAGGCACACAACTG